CGCCGCCTGCAAGTCCGCTATGAGTTCCAAGCAGCGCATCAGGGAACACGTCCGCGACCCATATGGCGGAATCGTCTACGGTGAATATTTTGCGTACCGTGTACGCGACATTTGTTTGCGTCCCTTGAGCCAACACAACTACCAACTCAAGGTGCGTCGGGTCTGTCACGGACGCTATCTCATACCATATGGCGTCGACATCAATCTGCGTTGCACTTCCGAAGTGGATGAAGTCACCGGCCTTTACATTGTCAGGTGTGCCTGCGGTGAAGTCTGCACCGCCAGCCCCGGTCACGGTCGTCGTGGATGTAGCGATGGAAGCGTCGCCTGTGTTGTACCTTGGAGTGATGTATTTAGGCTCGTCGGACACGGAGTCGTATTCGAACAGGTCGCTCTTCGTACCGAAGATTGTAATCGCAGCGCCGGATGTCTGAACGAAATCATCGATCAACAGGCATTGGTTGCCGAGACTGAGCGCGAAGTGCTTCTCGTATCCCATGTTACTGTTCGATATTTTCCGATCACGGATTCTTACGTTTTTACAGTCAGCCATTCCCCTGTCTGGTATTTCGAGCGCAGATCTGCCCAGATAGAGCCCAAGGTTAGGCGGCTGCACCTCAAATACTTGTCGCTCTCTCTTCGGAAGATCAGGGAACTCGATCATGCGCCCACCAGACCTTTCACGTTGGGATCCGATGGGCCGCTGATGAATGTCACAGCCGTTCCACGCACCGCATACCCAGCAAAACCATTCTCCAGCAATCCAATATGCTCGCAGTCCGTCGCAATGTCGCCTCCATTGCTGCCGTCGAACAGGGTTGGGTTGGGTTGGAATCCACCAACGCCGCCGCCACCACCGCCCCATATTTCCCCTTCGATGTTCGTGATGTTCAATACGAATGTCCCGCTCAGGATCGCATCGCCACCATTCTGACCCTCTTCGGTAAACAAGAACGGAGGAGATGACGCAGTCAGACTCGTACCGTGAACACCGCCTAACAGTGCGCCACCCGGCTGTCCCACCGTGCCGAGCGGCGTTGCGCCACCGCCAAGACCTGGGACGCTGCCTGCTCCGCCTCCGCCACCGGCCCCTGCAAAATTGGTGGCTAAAGGGAAGCCATCCCCGCCACGGCCTCCATTACCACCAGCCCCACCGATCCGGCCCCTATTGATCAGGTTGAACGTGGACCCCGCCGCGAACCCCGTAAAGTCCATCGCTGGGGTCAGTGCCGATGTGGAACCAATCGCGATCCCCGCGCCCACGATCACGCTAAACGTCGATACGTAGGGAGGTGAATTCAAACTCACAAACACGTCCACGTCATTCTGGGATTGACCGAGAATCAGGATACCCCCCGAGTTGGCGGCACCTGTAGGTAGTCCGGGTACGCTCATATCGGACCAGCTAGCCCCGGCGACGCCGATACGAGATACTCAATCGTAATCGCTGTTCGCATTTGCGTGATGAAAAGAACATTCCTCGCATTAGGTGTCGTCAACACGACAGGCGTGACCCCATCGGGCGTAATGTATTTGTCCCCGAATGTAATCGCATGGCCGCCTCCTGCATCCATCAGGAGTTCAAGCATCACGGTCGTAGAAGCCAACGCAAGCGGATTGACCGGGTTCTCTATTTTTGTGTCATCGATGACCTCAACGAATTTCGATGGAGATAGCAATAGATCGATTGCACATGTTCGTGGAGCACCGGCCCCGGTCGTGATGACATCAAACGGAGCAAACTGACACGCGGTGAATGAACTCCTCGCGTTGACCCTGGGCAGGGTTTCCAGCCCTCCGCCATCCTTAGGAAGGACGTCAACCTCCTCCCATAGACGAGGAGGCCCTGCGGTATCGTCAGTGCATATCTCTAGATAGCCCGGAGTCGTCTCGGTGCGAAACCAGAGTGATCCAATTTCCCAGTCCGTGATCGCGTCTCGAGCGGCAAGCAGACCACGTCCGAACTTGTGTCTGCCCGTCGTGGACTCATGCTCCACATCGACAGACCCCTTGATTGCAGCGCGGCTATCGCGATGGTTCAGAGGCGCGTTCGGAATGAGGAAGTCGTCTGTCGGATTGGCTACGTCGTAATCGAACGGCACTGTCTATTCTCCTGCTTACGGAACTTGAGCGACAATGATTCGCTTATATCGCTTCCGTTGATTTCCGCTCAGAGACTGAGATGGATATATCCTATTCCCGGTCTTCCTGAGTTTGTTCCGCCTGGTCGCAGAAAGAATTTCCTTAAACCTGGCCATCGCGACGCCATTCCAGAACTGCGCCATCGGGTCGCGCATCTCCGCGTATACATTTGCGGCGGCCTTCCATGCGAGGACGTCGTCTAGGTTATCCGTCCACCAGTTCGTGTCCGCATCGACAGTTAGCGTAGAAAGGCGCCTGAAGTACGGAACAAATATCCCATAAGAGGGTCCTGCAAATGGACCCAGTCCGTCGTCATCAGGCAAGATACGGAACCCTGGCAAATCGTTTTTGAGTGCCCGAGTCCAATACTTCGGTGAGCCCACTGCCGAAATCGGACGTTCAGTCTCCTCGGAAATTTCCTGAAGAAACGTAACGTATTCGGAATCCACCTTCAGCGTGGTATAGAACTCGTCCCTGTCTGTGATGAAGTCCGAAGCGAACTGAAAGTAATTCACGCCAGCCGCAGTCAGGAAGAACGTCGTACTCTCTTGCACGGGGAAAGCGCATCGGTCCTCTATCGACTTCTGGGCGCGTTGGACGTGCGTGGTGATCGCATTGGTCAGCGGCGTGATGTGATCTTCGACGATACGAAGCACTTCGGCTTTTACTGCGGCGAGATTCGCCATCCAAACCCCCTAAACACCAAAGGCGCCCCGCAGGACGCCCAAGTGTTACGGACCATTGCGTCCCGAGACGTTTTCAGAGCGAACTCACGCCGACTCCGCGGCCTTGTCGCCAGTCACGTATTCTCGTTCCGCATCGTACATCCCGGCAATCGCGACGTCCGCTTTCACCTTTTCGATCGCAACGGACTTCGTCTCCCGATCGATCACATTGAAGTTTCCGCCACCCTGATAGTCCATCACGTAGTGTTCGGTTCCGCGAGGCTGACCCTTGCTATTGAAATCAGTCGGATTACCGGGCTCTACGACATCCACCTGAGGCGGCACGTCGAACGGGTTGCTATCACGTTCGCGGTCTTCAATCTCGATATGCCTGTTCCTGATTTCCGCCTCGGCCATTACGGCCTTGGTGCGAATGGACGCAGTCATCTCGGCGATTTCCTTGTCGGCCTTTGCTTTTCTTCGCAGGCCCTCGACGTCGAACCCGCATTCCCTGGCGTCTTCGTCCGATACGACTCTTCCAGATCTGGACATGAAAAGACCCGGCTGGTCGTCATACATGCAGACCTTCTTGCCGTTCTTCCCACTGATCGTCACGCCGCGATCAAGGTCGATCTGCGTGAAGTCGTGACCATAGTATTCAGCCCAACTGAGATCCGACACGAATACTCCTTACGCGATGACCTTGTTGACTCCGGCAAGCGCGGTCGCGAGATCCGTAGATCCAGGGACCCCGTCTCCCCGCTGCTGGACATCGGTGAACGAAAGGGGCTCGACCTCGAAAAAGAAATTCACGGCGCCAGCGCCGGGACCGGCATTCGACGTCAAGGCGATTCGCTCTCCTGGGTACGCAACCAAATCGCCATAGACCTCATCCACATTCATGTAGTGGACAGAGTTGATGATGCCCAACGTATGGGTGATCGTCATCGTTGCCAGTGCGGCGCCGGTTGGCGTGGTGGCCGTAGCGTCCGCTTGTTGCAACGCAAGCGTCATAATGGCAGGGGCGGTGGTCAGGGCAGTCGTCACGACGCCCTTGATCCTGATCAGTCGGACGGGCCGACCCACAACCATGACTCCAGCATTGGCGGCACTAACAGTGACGCTACCTATGTTGATTTCTTCAGCGAGTGCTGCCTGGGGCATGTTATTTACTCCTTAGAGAGTGGCTGCTGTCCAGTGGACACAGCGTGTGGTCGTTGCCGTGTTCCAGGTCAAACCGGCCTGTGTGGTTCCAACCCATCCAACATCGAAGAAGCGACCGAGGTCAGTCGCGACACCGCGTCGCAGTTCGGGCTCCTCGACATTTGCGAGGAACGCCGCGTCGGCACCGAACATGACGGCTTCACCCGTTACGTCTGCGCCACCGATCGAGTTGTCGAGTGCATCGAAGTGATTCGTCTCGATGATTCGAACATTGTCGATCTTCGGAATCTCGCCCGTGATGAACGGCTGCGAATTCGTGTGCGAGATCCATTCGCGATAGTTCGTATCGTTCTTGACGCCGCGAAGTGCTTTCGTCGAGGCAATCAGGATATACGAACCGTCCGAGTAGGGCGGACACTTGAGATCGCCCATCAGGATGTCCCGCATCAGGCCGATGTGCTGTGCCGT